TTAACGGGGAGGGGTCATTCCCTCCCTCTTTTATAGGAAAAAACAATGACAGAACAGAACAAAAAACCAAACGTATCACTAGCGAGTTTATTAACTCCAAGTAAAACAGTATCTATGGACTTTCCAGGAATGGAAGGTTTTACAGTAGATCTCTGTTATCTCGCAAGAGAAGAATTAATTAAATTAAGAAATAAATCTATAACTCAAAAGTTCAATAAAAAAACAAGAGGTTTTGAAGATAGTTTAGATGAAAATAAATTTTTAGTTGAGTATGTAAAAGCAATAATTAAGGGATGGAAAGGCTTAAAGTATTCTTACTTAGAAGAGCTTCTATTAGTAGATATCAGTAGCTTAGATCCTGAAGATGAATTAGAGTTTACTCAAGAGAATGCAGAAACATTAATGAAAAATGCAACTGACTTTGACTCATGGGTTAATGAAACAACTGGAGATTTAGAAAATTTTACCAAGACCAAGTAGAAGTAATACTTGGTTTACTAGATAAACAGTACAAGGAAGGACAACTTGATTATGACGCATATATAAATATGTGCGAACAATTAAAACAAGAACCTGACTTAGACGATATGCCACCAGCACAGAATGACTATCCTCATGAAGTACAAGTGGCATTTCTTATACATGGACTACTCCCCGATAGATGGGAAGGTATGAGTGGTTCTTATATGGGAAAAGACATGTCATCCTTAGGAACTCTACTAGATGTATGGGAAGTTGAAGATAAAAAATCCATAATATTCTTCCTAAAACATATAGAAGGAAGAAATGCTAGGAAAATAAATGCTGACTTAGAAAGAAAAAGATCAGCAGATAAAAATAAAGCAAAAGCTAAGGGCGGAATAAATTCTGCAAATATAAAAAGATAAATGTCAAAGAAAAACGAAGTAAGAATTCCTATTAAAGTTGATGGTAAGGAAATTCTACTAACTAAAAAGCAAATAGATAAACTGAATACCTCGTTGGATAAAACAGGTACTTCTGCACACTCAGCCGATCGTAGGCTAAAAGGAGCTGCTCAGACTTCTTCAAGTGGTACAAAAAACTTTTCGAAAATGGCGCAAGGCATTACAGGGGGACTTGTACCTGCATATGCTACCCTTGCTGCTAATATATTTGCTATTTCAGCTGCTTTTAGATTTTTACAAAGTGCTGGAGATTTAAGAATACTACAACAAGGGCAGTTAGAGTACGCACAAAGAACAGGTCAATCTTTATCTATACTTACAAGGCAGTTACAAGCAGCTACAGAAGGACAGCTAGCTTTCGCAGAAGCAGCACAGGCAGTAGCGATTGGTACAGCAGCTGGCTTATCTGCAAAACAAATTAATGAGTTAGGAAAAGTCGCAAAAAATGCTTCTCTTATGTTGGGAAGAGACCTAACAGATTCATTCAATAGATTGGTAAGAGGTGCTGTAAAAGCGGAACCAGAACTACTAGATGAATTAGGTATTATTCTTCGTCTTGATACTGCCGCTGAAAAATATGCATTAACTATAGGTAAAAATGCAAAACAGTTAAACATATTTGAAAAATCCCAAGCAGTTGTAAATGAAGTTCTAGAACAAGGTAAGGAAAAGTTCGGAGCAGTAGAAACACAAGTTAACCAACTAACAAAACTTGCAAAATCTTTTGATGATTTAACAAATTCATTAAAAGGATTTTTAGTGCCTGTTGCTGAGTTTAGCGCAAAAGCGCTCAGTCAAAATACTCTAGCTTTAGCTGGAGCAGGAACATTATTAGGTACTGGAATAGTAAGAGCCATAACACCTTCACCCGCAGGTATAGATTTAGGAGCTGCAGGGGCATCCGCACAAGCAAATCTTCAAGGTATATATTCAGGAAAAAGAGATTTAGGTAATTTAGATTCAAAAGGCATTAAAGCAATGAAAAGAACTATAAATGATGCTTATGAGAAGAATAGCAGTACTGTTATAAACTTTGAAAAAATGAGAAGAACAGAAGCTCTAAAAAGTCTACGTATTATAGAGATGACAACTTTAGAAGAACAAAGATCTCGTGCTAGAGGTTTTACGAAATTTAGATATGATATTTCTTTAACATATTCTCAATATAGACTTGACCATAAGAGAACAATGGCTTTTATAAAAACAACGTCAGTAATGGCAGGAAGAGCACTACAAGGTGCGTTAAGATTTGCAGGTTACGCTGGTATACTTATTTCTGTAGTTGGTCTAATAAAACAACTTAGGCATGAGTCAAATGCAACAGAGATGGCAATGAAAGAAGCTCAAAAAGAGTTTGGATCTTTATTTTCTAAAAATGCAAAAGAACTCAAAAAAACTATAGAAGGATTAAAAACTTATGATAGTTTATTATCAAATGCCGTACGTAATGCAAAAGCTTTAAGTAATATTGATTATTCAGCAGCAATGAAAGGATTTGAAGGAGGACTTTCAGGTACTGGGTACATTGATACACTTTTTGAAAAAAATCGAGAAGTAAAAGGGATAGAAAAAAAGATGTACGATCTTTTGTATGGCGCAGGACTTGGCGGTGCCTTTGAGGCAACACTAGGTAAAGGTATTGAACAAAAGGCAGGCCTTTCAGCAGATCAAATTAGAGGGTTTGAAGGCCTAAAAACGATGTTAGAGCAAGAAGAAACTTTACTTTTAAAAGGAAGCGACGCACATATACAACATACTAAAGGAATAGAAGCACTAACAGAGTTATTAAATAACCCTACAAGTCAGAGCGCATTTGATAGTGCAAAACTTTTTGTTACAGATATAGCAAAAAACGGTACCGAAGCACAAAAAAGTATGAAAGGCATTGCACAGACTACTCAAATACTGACAAGTGCAGTTAATGACTTTAGTAAAGCTTTAAACAGTTTTAAAAGTGCTCAAACCCCTTTGACAAGATTAACAACTAATGTTGCCTCAGTTGGTAGTACGATAAGCGGAATAGGAGAAGCTTTCTCTAAAGGTGATGCACAGTTAGACTTTAAGATAGGCGGATCACTATTTGATAAAGGAAGCTTAAATGCATTTAAAACTATGTTAAGACCTGACGAAGAAGCACAGTTTTTAGCAGAATATGATGCAACTAATAAAAAATTACAAGAATTAGCAGTACAAAGAGCAACATATCTTGTAGACGGAAAAAAGGAATTTCCTAGTGGAGAGATGGTTACAAGAAATCGTACAAAAGAAGAATACGAAGCATATAAAGCCTCCCCCGATTTTGTACCCCAACTAATTGACCTTGATAGTCTATATACTGCGGGTTACAACTATGGCACAATAGAAGTAGAGGGAACAGCTACCGGTAAAGATCTTGCAGAAAAACTTCATAAAGAAATGACTGAAACAGGGTCTAGCGCATATGAATTCCTTGGAGATATACTTGAAACAGAAGCTAGAAGACTACATGGCATAGAAATGGGCATGATAGAGGACAAAACTCTTGCCCAGAAGAATTTAACATTACTTTCTGTTGGAGCTACAAAAAATCAAACAAAACAACTAAAAATGCAGGCGGCTATAATAAATAATGACTTAAATATCTCTAATACGCAAACTCTAATACAGGAACTTAAAGATAAAGATTTAGAAAAAAATGCAGCACAAATAGCAATGGAAAACGAAAAACTAGAGTTACTCCGAGCACAAGGCTTACAACTTCAAGCAAATATAGACCATCAATTCCAACTAGCACAAGCTGCGAAAGATAGTTTTGAGTCTGGATTGCAAGGAACTTTCGATAATCTTATGACAGGTAAAAACTCTAGTTTAACAGAAGGGTTAGCAAACATAGCGAAAGGAACATTAGAATCTGTATCGAAAAAACTATCAGAGCAAATGGCTACAGGAGTTTCAAACTTCTTATTTGGAAATAAAGAATTAGAAGGATATAAGAAAGGGGCGGAGATATTAAAGCAAGGAATTATTGACGGAGCTAGAGCAGCAGTAGGCACTGGCACTGGAGACATCTCTTCAAGTAGTGTTGAAATGGGCGGCCTTGAAAAAGCCTTTAACATGGGCAAAAAAGCTTTTGCATTTCTTAATCCTTTTTCTGCCGCAAAAGGCGGTATCAGTCCAGAATATGCAAAAGGCGGAATCACTCCTGTCTACGCTGCTACTGGAGGAGTATTCTCAGGCTCCAAACAAGGATATCCAGCTATTATGCATGGCAACGAAGCAGTAGTACCATTACCTGACGGAAAATCAATTCCAGTCTCTGGAGGAATGGGCGGAACTGTAAACGTTTCTGTAAATATGGCGACAGGAGAAACAAGTTCCACTTCAAACGCAGAAGACATGTACCAGATGGGAACTGCAATAGCTCAAGCAGTAGAGAACGAATTAGAAAAACAACAGAGACCAGGAGGGATGTTAGCCCCTTATTAATATATTATGGCAATAGGATTCAACACAGGCGGAACTTTAGGAATTGTAGTACCAGACAAAGGACTTACACTTTCAAATAAACCAAAGATACATTTATCGACTTTTGGCGATGGCTATGAGCACCGTATTGCAGACGGTATTAATACTTTAGTTCAATCTTTTAGCCTAAGTTTTACAACTAGACCAAAAGCAGAAATAGATGATATAGTAGATTTCTTTGAAAGCAAAGGAGCAATAACTGCATTTGACTATACTGTTTCTGACACTAATTCTGGAGGAAATGAAAGAACAATCAAAGTAGTCTGTGACTCTTGGAACCAAACATGGGCATATAATAATTTTTATAGTTTAACAGCAAATTTTAGGAGAGTATACGAGTCGTGAGTACAAACAGTTTAATAAATGATTTTCAAAAACAGGCAGTGGCTTCAGGCATTGTAGAGCTGTATGAGATAGAAAAAGCAGATGGAACATTTGCTTATATAACAAGAGGAGAAGATTCAGATGGAAGTAGTCTACAACTTTATGATTATACTTCTACTAGCACTCTTAGAACTTATGCACCCTATCCTGTAGAGAGTTCTGGGTTTGAAATTAAAGTAACAGGAGCAATACCAAGACCTGTTATTAACTTTTCAAATGTAGGTAATAACTTTACTACTTTAATGGGTACTACAGATACAAACGCATTACTAGGTAAAAAAATTGTACGAAGATTAACATTAAAAAAATATTTAGCAGGAGAATCAGCAGATACTGGATCAGGCAATCAATCTATAGAGTTTGATAGACAAGTATGGGTTATCTCTAAACTAATGAAAAAAGATGCAACAGCGTTAAGTTTTGAACTTAAAGCGCCTTTTGATTTAGAAGGGGTTAAGATACCTGCAAGACAGATAATATCAAACGCTTGCCCTTGGGAGTATACAGGAGCCTCCCCTTCTTTACCTGAAGCAGATAAATGCGGAGGGTGTACTTGGGATAAGGCAGGTTCTTTTAGAGCAAGATATAATACAAATGATACTAGCCAAAAAGTTTATGTAACACTTGATGATGAGTATATTTATGATGGTAGCTTATCTTATACAGACTATACAGCAGCAACTTCAAGTACTGCATTTGCTGTTGATGATTTTATAAAAACAACAGGAGAAGCTGCAACTGAAATAACTACAGCAGGAGGCTTCAACGCTATTACAAATTTAACTAGGTACTGGCAAGTACTTACTGCAGGAACAAAAACAGCTTTAGGTACTCCTTCAGAGTCTAATAGTAACTTCGCAGTAGTAAGAGTATTTTCTTCTAGTTATAGTGCAAGTACTACATATAAAGCTTACACAGATGATAGACTAAATAGTATAGTTAAATCTGGAGACTTCTTATGGAAAACAAAGCAGCCCACTGTAGGTAACAGCCCAACATTTAGTGATTATTGGAGAAGAGCAGATGAGTGTGGCAAAAGACTAAATTCTTGTAATAAAAGATTTGGGTTTGTACCAAAGACTTCAACAAGTACAACTTCTAGAGGCAGTGCTACTTTTGAGAATAGAGTTCTACCTTTTGGAGGTTTTCCAGGGTCAAAGAACTTTGAATAAATTTATAGAAGAAATCTTTTCTCATGCAGAAAAGGAAGCTCCACGCGAGATGTGCGGCTTAATAATAGAACAGAATAATGAAGAAAAATGGATTCCTTGCGAAAACAAATTTTTAGGAGAAAATCAATTTGAAATTGACCCAAAAACTTTCGCAAAGTATCAACTAATTTCGAAAATAAAATATGTAGTCCATAGTCACTACATGCAAGATTGTCATCCAAGTGAGCATGACAAGAAAAACTGTAAGGTATTAGGTATTCCATACTTAATCGTATCTTACCCTGATAGAGGAGTTAATATTTATGACCCACGTTAAGTTAATGGGAGAAATGGGAGAAAAGTTCGGAGCGGAATGGAACATGGATGTTTCCAATTTTCGTGATGTTTTTCGTCTTATTGATTGCCAAACAAATGGATTTAAACAGTACTTAACAACTTGTGCAGAAGAGGGAATAAACTTTACTATTCAAAACGGAGAAGACTTAGTAGATGGTACTCTCGATGCAATGATAGCCCCTGTAAAAGATACTGTAGTTATTACTCCAGTTGCTGCAGGTGCCGGAATGAAAGATATTTTAAAAGTAGTATTTGGAGTTTTTCTACTGATGTATGGGCCGGGAATGGCAGACGGTTTATTTGGAGGAGCAGAGGCACAGGCTGCAAAAGACCTGGATGCAGTCACAAGAGCAACAGGCATGGTAGAAGGAGTAAGAGTAGGAAGCTATGGAACTACACAAGCTCAGGTAGATGCAGCAGCTAAAGTAGAAAGAATACAAAAAGCAAAAGCATTTACAACAAAAGCAATACAAGGAGTAGGAACTAATTTAGCACTAAGCGGTGTACAAGGATATTTAACTCCTGATACTCCCTCAACTTCAGGGAAAAGTTACTTATTCAATGGCCCAGAAAACAACGTAAAAGAGGGAGTACCAGTGCCTTTACTATACGGACAGCTAATGGTTGGAGGCTCAGTAATAAACTTCGGAGTAGAGGAAGAAGCTCTACCACCTTTTGCTTTACAAGGATATACAAGAATAACAGATGGCTCATCTTCATGGACTACAAGCGACGGGAGTTACGGCGGTGGTAGCGGAAAAGATAGAGGTATAACTCATGCATTTTAGGAGAAAATAATGGGATATGGAAAAAGATTTGCTGATGAACTAGAAGCAGCTTCAAATAATAATGTTGGGGGCTCAAATGCAGTAGCAGGAACTTCTAGTACTATAGAAGGCTCAAAAAACATGCCTGAAGAAAATCAAACTGCAGTAATATATGACGTTTTGTCTGAAGGCCCGATTGAAGGTTTGGTAGATGGAACAAATTCAATATTTTTAGATAAAACTCCTGTAACTATAGAAGACAAAAAATACCAACCTATAGTAATTGGGAAAGGTAATTTCACAGCAAGTACACTAACTATAGTAGATTCTACTAGTTCCAATCCTTTTGCTAATCTTTCTACAGAAGATGGTAAAAGATTTGTAAGAATTGCTAAAGGTAAAAAGTTAATTACAGGTAATGGAACTTCTACAGGAATTTCAGGTACTGAAGGCTCGAATATAATTACTTCATCTACTGCTTTTTTCTCTGAAGATGACTTAGCAAGTGTAAATCCTACTTCAGGAACAGATGTTTTTATTGATACAGAGATACCTGATCCTTTTATAAGAATAGAAGGAGCGGGGGCTAACTCTTCAGTAGAACTGGTAACTCCTATAGTTAGATTTATTAGTACAACTTCTGTAGAAATTGGACAACCTTTACCTAGAGATATTACACATAAAACAGCAGCTATTGATAAGATAGGTACAATTGCTAGTTTTACTAATCCAAATACTGCAGTTATAACACAGTCAACCCCTTTAGGCACTGCTAAAGTAGATGCTACTAACGTAGAGATTCTTGTAAATACTCCTGCCGCAGTAAATATAGAAGATCCTATATATAATTTCCAAAACTTTTCATACTCATTTATGAACGGGCATCCAGATCAGCCGTATTTAAAAGGTTTCAAAGACATAGGTAGCGCTAGTATAATTGAGAATAAAAATGTTGCGATAGAACAAACTCAAGGACTTCTTTCCAATAACAATAATACAATAACTGGAAAATGGAGTAGTAATACAGCGGCTGCTAGTGCACAAGCTGTAGTTGTTACAGATAATGCAATATCAAATCCTAATGAAGTAGACAGCATAAAATTAACCTTTAAGTCTCCTACTATGATAGCGGCTAAATCAAGTAGTGGTGATGAGAAACCAGCAAACTGTGAACTAAGAATTTTCTTAGGGTATAAGAAAACAGGAGATAATGCATTCACACAAAAACTTATGTTTGGTCCTACTGACGAAGATTTAAGTTCAAGGGAAGATAACAAACAGTCAAGACCTTGGGAAAACGCACACAATAGTGGTAGAATTAGAACAGAAACAAGAACACCTTTTGCAGAAAGCTTTACTATTGATTTAACTCCTTATAAGCCTTTATCAGATTACCAAATAACAATTCAAAGAGTAGACCCAGCTATCGGGAAAAACGGAGATTATAATCATACTGCTACTGTTACTTTAGACACTGTTGAACATAGATTTACAGATAAATTATCATACCCTCATGCTGCATACTCGGCAGTACTTTTTGATGCGGAATCATTCTCAAAAATACCTTCTCGTTCTTATGAACTAAAAGGATTAAAAGTAAAAGTACCTACTAACTATTTTCCAAAAGGCGAAGGCGGAAGAACTCATGGAGAGTATGACAGAAATATAAGTTCTGGAGTAGACTCTGGAAGTTATCAAAACTGGGATGGAAATTTTAGAGGAGATTTATCTACTTATGCTGAGGGACATGTTAACCATGAACTAGTATGGACAGATAATCCTGCTTGGATTTTCTATGACTTAGTAACAAATAAAAGATACGGAATAGGAAAATATATAGAAAACAGTCAAGTAGATAAATTCGAATTATATAAGATCGCAAGATACTGTGACGAACTTGTAGCAGATGGAAAAGGTGGACTTGAGCCAAGATTTACTGCAAACGTATACATAAAAGAAGCAGCAGACGCACTCAAAGTATTGAAAGATATTTCTCAAGTATTTAGGGGAATGTTATATTGGTTAGATGGTCAAATTCAATTTTCACAAAATAGGTATGAACAACCTATATTTACTTTTTCAAAAGCAAACACTATAGGAGGATTTGCTTATACTTCACCTAGAGGACAGTTTAGATCAAATCAGATTAGAGTAACTTGGAATGACCCAGACTCTATGTACAAACAAGCAGTAGAAATCGTAGAAGATACTAATAATATATTAGAAACTGGAAAAGTTGTACCTAAAACTATTGTTGCTTTCGGAGCAACTTCAAGAGGACAAGCACATAGATTTGGTAAGTGGAGTTTATTCACAGAGATACTAGAAGCCGAAGCTGTAGCATTTCAATCTTCTATCAATGCAGGATTCTTAAAACCTGGCAACGTAGTATTAATTCAAGATGCAGACAAAGATGTAATATCTAATTCCGGTAGATTGTCTTCTTCTAGTTCTGTTACTGGTATAAACCTAGATAGACCAATAAATCTTTCTAGCGGCAATACTTTTAAATTATCTATTATGTATCCACAAGGTGGAGCATACTTATCTAATACTAGTGCTATAATAAATGATAGTACTACAGATGCTTCTGTAACAAATACTTACCAGAGAGGAGACTTAATAACTCATGCAAAAGTAGGGGGAACTGTAGTAGAACTAACAACAGATGAGCAAACTAATAATGCAGTAGATAGTAGCGGTGATGCTTTAGATTTAGTATGGAATCCTAATTCAAGAATTGAAACTCAAACTATATCTAGTACAGGGTCGTCAGTAAGTTCAGTAACAGTTAGTAGTGCCTTTACATCAGCTCCTGAGTCAGACTCAATGTGGGCAATCAGAGAGTACGATGCTGCAGGAGCCCTTGTAAACGGATCAGCACAACAATATGTAATTGTAGATATAAAAGAAGAACCAAATAAATTATATACTATATCCGCAGCTAAGTATGAGCCTTCTAAGTTCGACATGGTTGACAGAGGATATATACTAGACGTAGGTGTAGACACTAATAAATTACCTACCTTTAGAGAAAGCCCACCAGCTCCAGAAACTTTAAGTTTAGAAGTTGTAAAATCTTTTAATGCAGGATTAAATGATTCTTCGAATATACTAGGTGCTACTAATCAAATAAGAATTAACTGGGGAAGAGTGTTAAATGATGACGGTACTGAATACAAACATCTAAGTCATTTTGAAATAAAACATAATATTGATAGTTCTAGAGTTGATAAATTCAAAAAGCTAACAGTAGCAAAAACAGAAAACGTTTTAAGCGTAGACTTTGATGGGCCAAAAGAAATGATTGTTCAAGTTCAATCAGTTAATATTAATGGCGGAAAGTCTTCTATAGTACAAAGAAAGATTGAAGTTACAAATAGTCAAGTTAGTAATGGAACTACTGAAATATTTAAAGTACCTAGTGATGGAAAAATAGACAAACATATTCAATGCGGAGGATCTAACGTATCTATAGATAGTGTAAACTATCAATTACAAAGCTCAGACGGTACAATATATACTAATCCTAGCAACGGAAACACAGCCTCTTACCAGCAAAGTTTTGTAGGTATGGCAGCAAATTCAGAAGCATACTTACTATTTGATGCGTCAGAAAGCGCAACTAGTGGAGATGTTTTAAAAGCTGTAGAGAATAAAATAGACTCAACAGCACTATTACCTTTAGGAGTAAATAGTAGTAATGCGGCAGTAACTACACCTCTAGCTTTTGAATACTTAGCAGAAGTAGGAGCAGCGAACAATGGTATAACAACCGAGACCGGAACTATAAGCGGAACAGTCGGTGATAACATTATTACTGGTTCTTCTACTGATTTTACTACTGAATTTGAAAACGGAGATATTATTGTAATTGCTCCAGCAGGAACAACACGTTTTTACAGTAAAATAAATTATATTGAAAGCAATACAAAACTACAAATTGCAACTCCTTTACCTAGAACTTACTCAGGAGTATCTGTAAGTAGCCTATCATTCAAATCAGATCCTATATCAGACGTTATTTTAGCAAAAGTATCTTATGACGGTTCAACTTACACAGTAGAAGAAAAGTATTCAGAAGGCACTGAAAGTTTAGGGTATTTTCATCATGAAAACACTTCAAATACAAATGCACTAAGTGCTGACGCTTTTAAAACTGAGTTTGGTAGATTCCCACAAGAAGGAGATATACTTATTGTTGTGAATACAGCTCCCACTCCTAAAGTAAGTAAGTCGTATAAATTCGCAAGTAATGCCTTTAGTGAAATAGCTAACTTTATGACTGGAGATTTAGTAGTCGATGGTTCAATTTCTGGTACAAAAATAAATTCTGCTACTAAAGTTACAGCAGGTACCGGAAATAATGTAGGTGTGTTAGACGGAGCAGACTCTACATTTAGAATATATGCAGGACATGCTACTCCAGCAGATGCTCCTTTCAGAGTAACACAAGGCGGAGCTTTGACAGCAACAAGTGCTACTATAGAAGGAGCTATAGACGCTACAACTCTTAATGTTATTAATGCAAGTGTAGTAGGTTCTTTAACAGCAAGTGAACTTACAGCAGGTTCAGTAACAGTACAAAGTTTAAATCAAGCAGTATGGAATGAAATTGATACTAGAGTAGCAGGAACTTCGGCAAATGGTTTTTATGATA